AATCTTAAGGATTAGACAATCAGCAGCCAAGACTCGTAAGAGTAAGGTTCAACGACTATCGAAAGTATAATATAAGAGAAATACTTATATGAATAAATGAGTAGAGTACACGAAAGTGGAAACGGGAGGCATTGTATATTTGGTAATAGAATATATAATGAAGATATAGTCTGGCTACACAGAGATGTGATAGGTTATAAACGAAAACAGTCGAAACATGTAATACCTGTTAAGAAGTCTTCTCCAGTTCTTATTTCAAATGGAATGGAAGAAAGAACTAGATTCCAAGTAACATCTAACTTTGCTGTTAATGCAGAAGAAGATGGTACTATTGTGGATTATGATGAAAAGACAGGTATACTGATAGCTAAATATAAATCAGGTAAATGTAGAGCTATTGATTTATCACCTAATATAGTAAAGAACGGTGGTGGTGGTTTCTTCTTATCTAATCAATTAGAGACTAAGTTGAAAGTTGGAAGTAAATTTAAACAGAATGATGTTTTAGCATACCATAAAGATTTCTTTACTAATGATGAATTTAATAACTGTAGAATGAATATGGGTACATTATGTAAAGTTGCATTAATGTCTTCATATAATACTCATGAAGATGCTACATTTATTACAGAGAAAATGTCACAGGATTGTGCTACAGAGATGTGTTTCTGTAAAGCAGCTACTGTAGGAAGAAACTCTAATGTATTTTATATAGCTAAAAAAGGACAAGAAATAAATATAGGGGACCCTTTAATACAGTTTGATACTTCTTATGAAGATGAGAGTATAAATACTCTTTTAGCTAATCTTGGAGAAGAAGATAAAGAGAATATATTAGAGGGTGCAAGAAATGAGATTAAATCAAAATATTCAGGTATAATAGAAGATATTAAGATATATTCTACTGTAGAATTAGATGATTTATCTCCATCTCTAAAAACTATTGTAAGTAAGTATTATACTGAAATAAATAGAAAAAAGAATTTCTTAAATAAATACGACCCTGATGCAAAAGATAGTGTTGTTAAATGTGGAATTCTTTGTAATGAAACAAGTTCTAGAATAGACCCTAATATGTATGGTGTTATTAAAGGACAGAAAGTAGAAGATGGTGTTCTTATAGAGTTCTATATTAAACATACAGAACCATTGGAAGTAGGAAGTAAGATAGCTAACTATACAGCTCTAAAGAATACTGTATGCGAAATTATTCCAAAAGGTTATGAACCATATAGTGAATATAGACCTGATGAAGAAGTATCTACTTTTATTGCTACCAACTCTATACTTAACAGAATGGTTCCTGCTATCCTTTATGTAACATTAGGAAATAAATGTATAATAGAATTAAAGAGACATCTTGAAGAATTATATGACTCAAAGAATATTGGTAGTTGTAGAAGTAAAATGGAAAAGATGATTTATTCATTCTTTACAGCATTTGATAAATCTGGAGCTAATACAAAAAAATATTCAAGTAAGTTTAAACCAATGAGCGATAATGAATTCAAGAGATACTTTGACGAATTCTTTAAGAACGAAAATGCATATTTAGTTTTAGATATAGTAGATTATGAGAGAACTATAACAATGGATGATATTGAAGCAGCTGCTAAATCAATTAATATTCCATTGTATGAGAATGTAGTTACTCCATTTGCTACTATGGATAAAGAAAATGCTGTTGTTACTCCAACACCAGTTCCTGTTGGTTATCTTAATGAAAAGAGAACTCAGCAAACTGTTATGAAGAAGAATGGTATTAGTACAGATATTAGTGAACGGTCAGCTATTACTAATCAGGTTACTGGTAAAGATAAGAATGGTAGAGAATCTGACTTAGAGAATATAATGCTTATTAACTGGGGATTACCTAGCGTAATGAAAGAATTAAATTCTGCTAGAGCTGATGACTCTGTTATGAAGCAACAGATGCTACGAGATATAGCATTGAATGGATATACCAAACTTGAAGATATGGATGATGATATATTCAATAAAACAACATTAAATGCTGTTGATACATATATGATAGGAATGGGATTGAAATCTGATTTGGTTACAACTGGATTAATGTTACCGAAGACAATTAAAGAAGAATTATAAAAAAAAGAAACTCTCTAGAAATTAATCTAGAGAGTTTCTTAAAACTATGGTTATTGAGGTTGCGTTACAGTTGGAATCTCAATACCGAATTTATTTTTGAATGCTGCAATGAACTCTGATAAATCAATAGATGTTCCACCGAACATGGTATTTGACACCAAACCTGAGCTATTCCAGTTAGCGTACGCTACGAGGTATCCCACCTCATATTCCATACCATATGGCATGATGGTCTTTATGAAACGACCCTCATACCCATCAAACATAAAATATATTGAGTCTGCTCTGAAATCACCAAACCCCATTTTCTCTATACGTATTATACTTATTTCTTTCATTTTAAATCTCCTTTACAAGATACTTTATTTATTATGACACCAAAATAATATATTACCGTTTTTTTTTGATATACGGATTATATAATAATCTTTCGAAACACACAAAAAAAGAGGGTTCCTATTCGGAACCATTCTCTAATTTATCACATGATTCTAATATATCATTTACAGACATATTATACTTTTCGATAAGTACGTGATGTACTAAATACACATCGAGTGACTCGATAGCCGTCATTATATTTGAGACAGACTGAATTAATCTATCATCAACACCTCCATGTAATACAGTCATAATATTATAATCATACACTGATGTGTGTGTCAGTAATATGTCATAATTATCTGGTATCATCTTTTCCACAGTATTAGTTATTAGTGATTCGATTTCAGATATCCACTCATAGTCAGCACCATATACCCATCTAGTACCACACATAGTAGTATCTAGTATATCTGTATATGTTATATGGTATTGGATAACATCACCAACTTTTCTATTAGATGATCCATATATGCTCAGCATTCTTAATATACGATGTAACACCTTATTTGGTGCATTCTTGCTTAATGCATCCATTTCCAATCGAAGTATATCTTTTGCGTCTGATACTTTGTCGGTATCAAGTAAACCATACACTTGATTTAAGGTTTCTATGAGAGCGTACTCTCTACCACAATTAACTAAAACCTCGTCTATATTTTTCATAAAAAATCTCACTTTCTCCCCGTTAAGTCGCTAGGTCATCTATAAATTTATTTTATTATTACAAAAATAATATATTAGTATTTTTTTGATATACTAGTATAAAGAAACCCTCCAAAAACATAGGCTTAATATACACTTTGAAAGAAAGGTGAAATAAATGGCTAGAAGAAATCGTAAATTAGATGTAGAGGGTTTATCATCTATAGATTCTGACCGTTCCTTTAAAAAGCAGTTAATTAATATAAATAACTTAATAGGTCAAGCAAACCTATCTTTATATGGAACAGATAGAACTTCTGATGTAGATTCTCTTAATGATAAATTTCAATCTATCCTATCCAATGAACTAACTGGTATTACTGGAAAAGAAGGTAATGATATTACCTCTTTTCTAAGTCAAGTTGTATCTGCGGATAATAAATATAGAGCTGGAGAAGATATACTAAATAATCAGTTTAATGATTTAACTGGTAATGAATATTCTTCTATGCAGTCATTCATTTATGATGCATATAGAAATAGACTATTACAACAATCAGATTTACATGAAGTATCTTCACAGTTAATAGAGTTATCAGAAGCTATAATGATAACCAGAGATGCTATCATCTCTGCTGATACTGTAGAAGGAAGATTGAATAGAAGTATTACTTTTGAAAATATAGATGACGATGAAATAGACAACTATAATTCTATAGTAGAAAATATGGAGAATAAGTTCCAACTCTTAGAAAAGATTAAGAACTTTATTATTCCAAAAACTCTGGAGTATGGAGAGTATTATGTATATACAGTTCCATATTCTGAATTATTCAATAAATTCCAACAACAAAAAACAAGGAATGTTACTAATACAGGAATTCTTAGAAGATTTAATGAGTCTACTGTATTAGAAGGATTTAATGATACTAAAAAAGAAAATAAACTCACTGAGTTAGATATGTTCTTAGAAGATTGCTATAATAAATATCATATTAGAGAGAATGGTAAATATAGTGATAAGAAATCTTCTGATAATAGAATTAATAAAGATGAGTTTAAATCAGACTTAAAGAATATTATGGAGAATATTATTATATCAACAGATGATATTCCTATTCCATTCTTAGAAGAAGGATTAGAGTCTATTGAGTATATTAATAATCAGTATAATAATGTAGTTACTGAAGATAATACTTTATTCAAAAAAGTTATTAAGAATAATAAAACTGATGGTGGAGTTAAGATATCTAAAAAAGGAGAATTTGATGATATTGGTGATTGCTATGTTAAAATGATAGAACCAACTAAAATTATTCCTGTTAAGATAATGAATACTGTACTTGGATATTATTATGTACAAGATGAAGATATAACACCATTATCTGGTGCTGTTTCATCTTCTCTTTATTTCAGTAGATTTAATGAACACAGTAGGCAGCAAACTATTATTGATAGTTTAGCTGAAAGAGTTGTGCAGCAATTCAATAAACCATTCTTAAAAAATAACTTAAAGTTTAAAGAAGCAATAGTAGATTGCTTTAATTATTATAACTTAAATGAGAATAGAGTAAAAATGCAATTTATTCCTGCTGAGTATATAGTAAGATTTAAAATAGATGAAGATATCGATGGTAATGGTACATCTATGATAAAGAAATCTTTATTCTATGCTAAATTATACTTAATGATTTTATTATTTAAGATTATGAGTATTATCATGTATAGTAATGACCAAAAGATTAACTATATAAAGCAATCAGGATTAGATAAGAACTTAGCAAATAGAGTTCAAGAGATAGCAAGATTACAACAATCAAGACAGATAAATATTTCTGATTTATTCTCTTATACTACTCTTATCAATAAAGTAGGTAATGGTAATGCAGTTTATATGCCTACTGGTAGAAGTGGAGAAAGACCTATAGAAACAGAAATCTTATCAGGTCAAGATGTTCAGTTAAATAATGACTTGTTAGAGATGTTAAAGAATGCATATATAACAGGTACTGGTGTACCAGCTGCTATTCTTAACTATCTAAATGAAGCAGATTATGCAAAGACAGTAGAGCAAAACCATTCCAAGTTTAATGCAAGAGTTGTTAATTATCAGTTAGACTTTAATCCTAGTATCACTGATATGTATAAAAGGATAATGAGATGGTCTACTAATATAGGTGAAGAGAAAATAAGTAACTTTAATTTTACTCTTACACAACCAAGGTCAGCTACTGCTAATGCGAAAGCAGAGTTAATAAGTCAGTTTAATACAATGACTGAATTCTTAACAGGATTATTATACCCAGACCCAGGTCAGGCAGAAAATCCTGATAACTTGAATGCAGAGATAAGAGAATTCAAGAAACTGTATGCTAGAGAGCAATTACCAATGATAGACTTTGATTCTATTGAAGAATTGGTAAATAAAGCTGCATTACTTAATAAAGAAAGAAAACTCAAACCAGACCCAAAGAATGGAAATGATGGAGATGATGATGGATTAGAAGATGATAGCTTAGATGATTTACATATGTAAATAACACTAAATACTAGAGGAACATAGAAAATTCCTCTAGTATTTATCTATTCTCAAAAGTACTGTATAGTAATAATAAATAAGGGAGATATAAATATGACATATG